AAAAAACTATTTTAGATTTTATGCATAAAAAACCTGAATAGCAACCAAAAAAATGCGAACAAATAGTATGACCTAAGGTCAGATTTTTGTAAGCGAGGTCCTAATAGCAATACTAGGACGAAGAGTGAGAGTAGCAAGTCCGACTTGTGTAGCTAATACAACAAGTTTGTAATAAGACACTACAGCTGCTGGTGTGACATAACTCTCCATAAGAGTAGACGATAGTTAATTGGTTGAGGAGAGAGCACTATTTCCCTGGCTATTGAGAGCATATGTCTCCAGGTAATAAGTTCCTTCCTTCATTATATTCATAGTGAGACCATCAACAATTTTAACTGATGATTATAAATGATTATACGTCAGATAATCTAGTGGATTCGCTGCAGCAGCATTGGTACCCAATGTATATCCTGTATCTTATGTTGGTACAGGATCAATTAAAGTAATATCATATTCTACAAATAAATTTCCTAATGCAATATGTTAAGTAGTGGTATCTGCATAAATATACATTATAGCTGCGTCATGTAATAGCGATTCAGTTGTTTGAGTATCTGCAGCTCTTATAAAAAATTCTTTGTTAGACATCTTTATGTGACTGTCAGGAATCAAAACACCCTAAGTATAAGCCTATATCTGTTTACAATTCTTTTAAGAGGTAAAACATTGTTATAGGCTTTGTGGAGGGGGTTAATTCACATCCGAATATATAACAAACACTAAGGATCCTGCCGTGGTGGACGGACATTTAGCTTCGTAAATAAATTTTAAAGAATTTAGTTTATATTTATCAAATTTTAAAGCTAAATTATAAAACCAAGGGAATGTTTTAAAATTCCCGGCTTATATTCTTAAAGCATGGAGTAACTGAAATCCTTCAGCACTCGGATTACTTAATGAAGTAATAAATTCTCTATTAGTCATTCTTAGTGTTTAAGGAAGTTTCGGATAAATAGGACTTCTGTCCATTCTCATAGGAACTGATTTAACCATTTAATATTGTTATCTTTATTAAGGTCTCTTTCTATTTGGTTATTTTTTCTAAACAGTTTTCTTCTGTTGTTTTTAGTTTTTATTGTTAGCAACTGTAGCTATCTTTGATCCGTTAACAATGAACGGTACCTTCGAACAGTCAGCGAAGGTTAATCTATTATGCAGCCCGATTGACAGGGTTGG